CCGTTTTATTATTTGGTCTAAAATAATCCGATCATTTCGTATGGCTTTGTTGAAAGACGCCATTACGTAATTATTAATTAATCCTCGCTGTGCCATACTTTGCATATAACATATTGATTCCATTATCATATCAAAAGTATTACAAAACAGTCTTCTGTCATCGTTGGTATTTCCCCACTTATCCCGATACATTTTATAATTGTTGTTTAAAACAAGCTCCTTATTTTTTAATTCTCCATAATCCTTATTTGCCATTCAATCCACCCCGCTTTCGTTTTGTTGTTCCCCATGTCAATAATATATCATCTGTCTGCCTGTCTGTCAAGAAAATAATTAAAGTTTATCCTGACTTACGGAAATTGGCAGTGCAGCGTGTTTGGGGATTAGCTAAGGAATAATGTGAAAATGTTAACAAAGTATTTTCCGCAATTAATTTGCAACTATAAGTTCGATTTGGAGTGTTATACTGGAAGAGTAAAAATTTAATAAAGACACCAGCGAGGGGACCGGGCGAGAAGTCTGGTCTTTTTTAATTGAATAATGATAAACAAGGATCGCGTGAGCGGTCTTTTTTTATGCCCGTGTCACGGTCGCCCCGGCCAGGATGATCGGAAGCACGGATTAGCCGCCAAATGTGCGGACACGGGCAAATATTTTAAAAAAGGCGGCAAATAATATGAAGTGGCGGCGTGTAAATGCAAAATTTTAAAGTTATAAAATCTGAAAAAGTAGTTGACCAAAAAACCGGAGAAATAAAATACCATGATACAGTAGAACGATTACCGCAGGAATTAATCGGCGTTTGGAACCCTCACCAAAAAGAAAAAAATTACAAATATATAAAAATGAAAAACAGCCTTGAAGTTAAAAAGAAGATCAATGAATTAACAATAAACGAAAAGGCTTTTTTGTTGTCTGTAATCCCATATTTAGATTGGGAAACAAATATACTTGTTGGCGATGGCAGGACAGCCGGACAAAAACAATTTCCTTTAAAGTGGAAAGAGATTGATAAAATAACCGGCTTTGAACAAAGAACCAGGAGAAAAATAGTTGAAAGCTTGGTTGAGAAAAACATACTTAACTACATTTCAGGAGATTACAAAAAAGGGATTGTAATTAATCCTCAATACGCTTTAAACGGAAAAACTCCAAGCCAAACATTAATAAATACTTTCTTGGTTAAAGAGCCTTTGAATGACTTTTATGTTACTTGAAAAACCATACATGGCATGCACTGTTTTATACCAAAAACCATACATGGCATGCACTATAAAAAAATGGCCTCAAAATGCCAATTATGTAAGTACGAATAAGGTTTTTATGTTGCAGATTCATCTAATATAAGATATATAAACAACTTTTAAGACTCTGCGTTCAGATGGTTTTGATTTTATATTTGTAAAAAAATAGGAGTGATTACCTATGATAAAAACGTTAAACGAAAGATTAAGCGTCAAAGAGTTTAAATTATTCATGTACTTAGCGGTTGAAAGTAATAGCCGCAACATCGGAGATATATGCAAAGCGTTACATACTACACCATTAACATTACTTTCAAAAACCAAACCAAACATGGAGAGAAAGTTTGAAGAGTTTGAAAGAGATTATAAGAAATGGCTGGAAGAAAACGGAGAACATAACTATTTTCCAACCGGCAAAGACGTTAACAGGATCATTCGGAATGTGAAGTTTAATTAATTTTGGAGGTGGGCTTGAATGGCAAAAGGAGATAGATTAACAGAAAAACAAGAGATATTTGCACAGACTCTTTTTGCTGGAAAAGTAACCCAAAGAGAGGCTTATAAACTGGCTTACAACTGCGACAATATGAAAGATAAGACAATAGATGAAAAAGCCTGCATACTTGCCAAAGATGCCAAGGTAAGGGCAAGAATCAAGGAATTACAGGATGAATTAAAAGAAAGAAACATCGTAACAGCCGAAGAAGTCCTAAAACATTGGCATGATATAGCAACAGCAGACCCGAACGAAATTATACATCTTCGCCGGGTATGCTGCAGACATTGTTACGGAAAGGACTTCCAATACCAATGGAGAGACGAGGAAGAATATTTGCAAGCCGTCTACAGAGAAAATAAAGCCGCCGAAGAAAACGAGCGTCCGCCGGTAATTATTTCAAATGATGGCGGCTATGGATATAACAAACTGGAACGACCAAACACTAAATGCCCTTACTGCTGGGGTGAGGGAAGCATGGAGATTCATGCTGAAGACACCAGGCATTTAAGCCCTAAAGCAAAGCTTCTTTATGCCGGAGTAAAGCAGACAAAAGATGGATTTGAGATAAAAATGCGTGACCAAGACAAGGCACTGGAGAATGTTGCCCGGCACCTTGGCATGTTTGTGGACAAAAAAGAAATATCCGGCCCAGACGGCGGGCCGATAGAAATAAACGCCCTCACAGATGAAGAACTTGATGCAAAAATATCCAGGCTTGTTGGTAAGGTGATACCAGATGGCGGCTAAGATTTTAACCAGGAAAGAAAAAGAAGAACTTGCCAGACTACTAGATGAGCGAGAACGCAGACAACGCGAGGAAAAGTTACGCTATTACAACACTGGCAGTAAAATACACCTAAAACAGATAGACTTCCACAAAAACACGCACCGTAACCGTTGGTTATTCGGCGGGAATAGAACCGGCAAAACCGTTGCAGGGGCAGTAGAAGCCGTCTGGAGAGCAAGAGGAAATCACCCATATAAAAACATACCCGGACCCACTCGCGGATGGGTTGTATCGCTTGATTACAACGTGCAACGTGACGTAGCACAGAAAGAGATATTGCGCTGGTTAAATCCGGCATGGATCAAAAACATAGAAATGCGTCAAGGACGCAAGGACAATCCTGAGAATGGAATCATAGACTTTTTGGAAATAGAATCAATCCACGGCGGGAAATCGATTATAGGATTTAAGTCATGCGACCAAGGCCGGGCCAAGTTCCAAGGAACAAGCCAACACTGGATATGGTTTGACGAGGAACCGCCGGAAGAAATTTACGATGAATGTAAAATGCGTATCATCGACACTCGCGGTGACATATGGGGAACAATGACTCCGCTGCAAGGCCTTACGTGGGTATACGACATCGTATATATGAACGATAAGCAGGACCAGGAAATCAAATACTGGCTGATGGAATGGGCAGATAACCCCTGGTTATCACTGGCAGAGATCAAACAACTAGAAGAAACCATGTCAGAAGAAGAGAGAGAAGCCCGTCAGTATGGTAAATTTGTTGCTATGTCTGGGTTGGTTTACAAAGAGTTTGTTGAGGATATACACGTTATTGATCCGTTTCCAATACCGGTAGAATGGTACAACAACATAAGTATAGATCCTGGTTTGGCAGCTCCGTTGAGTTGCCATTTTTATGCAGTGGACAACGACGGCAATATCTATGCAATTGCTGAGCATTACAAGGCTGGCGAAAATATTGAGTATCACTCTAACGAAATTCGCAAAATTGCCAAAGAACTTAACTGGCCGGATGAGGCAGGTTATATCAGGGCGATCATAGATTCTGCTGCTAACCAAAAAACATTGGCAGCGGAAAAGTCAGTCACCGAATTGTTACGAGATAACATGATTTATGCTGATACCAAAGTTAACAAAGATGTTTGGACCGGTATTCAAAGGGTTAAACAGTATCTTAAGCTAAGGCCCAACGAGCAATCAACCATATGGCCACGCGGCAAACCAAAGTTGTTTATATTTCGCAATTGCCCTCAGATGATCAAGGAAATTAAGTCGTACCGCTGGAAGCCGTTAGCAAAAAACGCAAAAACAGACCAGAAGGACGAACCAGTTAAAAAAATGGATCATGCAATGGACGAATTACGTTACTTTGTCATGACCAGACCAGAGATCAAGGACCTTGGAACCATCACCCCGGGCCAATCACCCCGCCGCCACTATAACTTTAACACCGAAGCAGGCCGCGACGAGGACGACGACGAGGAAAGCAGGGGCAGAGGGTTTTACGGATAAAAAGTAAAGGAGAGATATGAAATGGAGAGAGGAAGCCACAGGATACCAATAATTAAGGAATGTCTGGAAGAGTTAAAACAGTATGAGGGACGAGAAAAACCAATTGATCACAACATATACCGCCTTATCCGCAATATGGCAAAATATATCATCGAGCAAGAAGAAGGATTGCCAGGACCTCCACTCCAGGGAATAATTGACGAGTTAAAGCGGAGAGAAAGCATTTGCGACTGGCAGATAAATGATCCATATCCAAGTATGTATGAAATATGCAAACGCTGCGAAGAACGCAGAGGCATGAAACCAGAAGATATATTACCGGAATTAAACATTCCCAAACTTACCCAACCAATGAAAGGATGCACAGTAAACCAAGAAGATTTAAAAAATTGTACCTTACCACTTAAAGAAATTGAAAAGCAAGTGATATCTGGTTGCTTGCGTTTGACGGAAGAAACTACTCCACAAGAAGATAAACAGATAAAAAACGAAATACTTAAAGAAATATTCAAGCAAGAATTATCCGGACTTAACACAATGCTAACGTGTCCGGATGGGATGCAAAGCGTTAAGTTACTAAACGGATTCTACACTCTGCCCGGCATGGAACCGCCATGCGAAGCGTTTAGTTCTGGGTTTACAGAGTCAATCAGAAGAACACTGCAGGAAATACGCAAGCTTAAGAGCGCGTATAAAGTTGTTATACTCCGTGACCCTCCGTTTTGGAATGGGACATATGTACGTTGTAGGTTTTATGTAGACACAGGAAAGTTTAAGTAAAGGAGAGTGCCCACCATGCCCCTAAAACCAGGAAAGTCC